CATTATTGTGGCGTCACATTGTTTGCTTTTGCTAACAATGGTGACGACGGTGTCATATTCATCAGCCGTGCAGATCTGCACAAAGTAACTCGGAGTCGTATGAAGCATTGGTTTCGTACAATGGGTTTTGAAATGGTGATGGAAGACTATGTAGATGTTATTGAACACATAGAATTTTGTCAGCAACATCCCGTCTGGGATGGTACCAGTTGGCGTTTAGTACGTAATCCAAAAGTGTGCACCACTAAGGATAGTATGAACGTCAAAAGATTTCAAACCTTCTCCGAATACGTTGGGTGGACAGGAGCAGTGGGGAAGTGCAATTTAGCACTCACCAGTGGCATGCCAATGCTGCAAGACCACGCTCTAGCTATGATTAATAATTCTTTATCTCTACCAGAACGATACCCTCAGGAAAAAGTGAAAGCCTATAAACCATCAAGACAAGAAGCTTATAGGCGAAAGTTTGCCGGAGCCCACGGAATGGACAGTGTAGCTGTACCAATCACCGAGGATGCTAGGTTTTCTTTTTATCTAGCTTTTGATATCTTACCTGATGTTCAAATAGAGAAAGAAGCTGAATATAGGAATGTTCAGTTGGAGTACTACGGTTTGGATAACGTAGCACCCATGGAGAGAATACCTTTCCATGATTATTCAGTAGACTGTATGGCAGGCTAACTGTGGTGGGAACACCCGGAGAGAAAACTCCGTTATACTTAAATCCGCGTGAGACACGAAACGTCCTATGGGGTGGGTATGTCAAGGACCAAAACTATTATTTTAGTGCTAAACAAAATGCCAAGAGACTGCACGGCTCCTCGTGTAGATCATACCCATGTACAGTCCCGTGTGTTGTCATGCGGTATCCCATACAATGACAAACAAAACAACAAAACAAACCAAATCAATACAAACACAAGCAACTAGACGGCGAAGTCCAGTTGCCACATTGCAAGTGGCCATGAAACCAAGGAATTTTGTGTCCGCCGTATCGTCAAATCAACGATCTGCTATTCCTAAGATATCATCTAATCGTGATATCGTCACTATATGCAACACTGAAGCGTCAATTACATTTCCGGATGTAGCTGCCACAGCTAGT